TGTAGTTTTTCGCCAGATACTCCAGCATTTTTTCCAGTGCGCCGGTCATGGTCGTTTCATCGTAGGTGGCGGCAAAACCATCCGTCAAGGTGCCCACAGGGGCCTTGTTCCACGCATCATTTACGCCGCCCTCCAGCAGGATATAGTCTGCCTTTGCAAGCGCTGTGGAGCTTGTCACCACCGTGCTGATACAGGTACGGATACCGCCGTTTACGTTGTCGGTAATGTTCGGAGCCAGCGTTGCGCCGTTCACGGCTTCATTGGTCACCGTCATGCCATATTTATCTGCAATGCACTTGCCGTAGCCGCCCGCACAGCTTGCGCCGTAGGCAATCATGAGCAAATGTCTCCAATGCATCCCGGTGATCTGCAAGTGCACGCTGTCCCCAGTAGGAGCCGCGCAGCATTCCATCGCCGTGCAGGCATTCACCCTGCGGATGCAGATAATACTGTCTGCGGGCGTAGGGCGTATTATGAATCAGCAGCCCGTGTTTAAAGTCGGATGCCTGCAGGACACTGTTTTTCAGCGTTCCGGTATCAAAAGGAACGTAAGGGTCTACCGTTTTTGCGACCTGCTGGGAAAAGGCAGACTGAACCTTTTCAAAAGCTGCCTGCTTGTCCTGTGCAAAGCCGGTGCGGAATACAAGCTTCATGCAGATGCCGTCTTCCATGCGTTTCAGCTCCCTTCAATATGCCAGTGGGGGAGCAGAGGCTCCCGGTTATCGGAAACAGCAGACGCCGTGCAGCACAGGTGCGTTTTTTCGAGATGTGCATACTCTGTTGCGGTCAGAGCGGATAAGCGCCCCTGCACAAGCTTCCAGCCCCGTTTCAGTGTCCAGTACCGTGTCTTTTCCACGGCAGGCAGTGCTGCCCACTGCACATAGGGCAGATAGCCTGCGGAACATACGCCAGCCGGAATGCGGATGTGCACTTCCCGGGCAGGGTCCTTGGCGGTGCCGGAGCCGGTAGAGCCGATGCGCTCCCGCCAGCTGCAGGCAGGGAACACCCAGCACACCGGGGTATCGGTATCAGTCTTGGGGTCATGGATCAGGTTTACCACGGTGATGGTGGTCTGCATCAGATGCACCCCCTATACAACAAACCGTGAGGGTCTGCGCCAAGGGCGGCTTGCAGCAGTGCGGCAGTCTCGGCCTGTGCAGCAGAAGTCTGGCTTCTGCCTGCGGCAAAGGTGACGGCGTAGCCATCGTTGTTCACGCTGACCGCACCCGGTACACTGCCGGTGGTCTGCTGCGCTGCCAGCAGCTCCACGATCTGCACACAGGCATCGGTCAGGGCACTGCGGCAGCTCTCGCACGCCTTGGCGTGCGGTTCTGCCCGGCCAAAGGTAAGGCCATCGATCAGGCGGGAAGCCCGGGCGCACAGCACCGTGAAGGACTGCTCGGTCATACTGCCGCCCGCCGCCGCGTACTGATCATAGGAGCAGTAGAGCATGGGGCAGACCTCCTCAGGTGTGGCTCTTGACGAGGACGGTCTGAGCCTTGGTGACCTTGTGGGCGTAGATCTTACGGCCCTGCACAGCGCAAGCACCGATGTAGGTGCCGCTGCCCTTCAGGTCGTTCACGGCCACAGGCTCGCTCCATTCCTCGATGCGGGTGAACCAGTTGGGATGACCGGCCACAAAGTCCACCTTCTCGCCCAGCGTGGTATCCTCGAACACGGTAAAGCCCGCTACACGGCCTACAGCACCGGTCTGTACCACAGCATCACCAAGAGCGGACGCCTTGATGAACTCCGGGCTCTTCAGCAGCAGAGCATAGGTCTCCGGGGAGACCAGAAGCCAGCGGCCATCCGTGGGCACATGGGTCTCGGACAGCTTGGTGCGGGCATCCACGATGGTGTCATAGATGTTGGCCTTGGTCAGGGCAGCGGTGCTGTCCATGGCGGTGCCGCCAGTCACCAGCTCGGCAGAAGCATCGGTCTCCATCTGCAGCGCCAGCGAGTAACCGGCACTGTCCAGACGGTCGGCCACCAGATGACCGGGCACGCTCTCGGCGTCAAAGCCGTCGATCAGCTCGTTGACGGCCTTATCCTTGTCGATATTCACGGTCAGAAAGCTGGTGTCACCATGGGTCATGGCGGTGCCGGTCTTCTTGTTGTAGTCGGCTACGGTCACTTCGGTGTCGCGGACGGGCACCTTGACAGCGCCGGCCTTGGGGCTACCCTCGTAACGATTGTTGCAGATGATGCCCACCCGCTTGACAAGGGTCGCACGCAGCTTGGCATCGACCAGTTCAGAATAACGTTCTCTTGCAATATGCGGCATAGTATAGTCCTTTCTGTCAGATCTTGATATTCGGATTCATGTTTTTAAAGGCGGTCTCCACCGGGTCGGTATCGTCACCGCCGTGCATGGGGTCGCCGTGTTCGCTGCCGGTGGAGTAGGTGCCGGCACCCTGCTGTGCAGTGCCCGGCTGCTCCCCGAACGCCCAAGGGTTGGCCTTGACTGCATCCTCCAGCGCCTTGTTGATGTCGGTGGTGCGGTCTTTGGAACCCTTCAGGGCATCCAGATCCAGCAAAGCGCGCACCGCATCCACGCTGCGGCCCTTCTTGCCGAGTATGGCGGTGTTCAGGGCGCTGTCAAAGGCAAAGCCATCGGCCTGCGCCTGCATATCCGCCTGCAGTTTGGTCACCTGCGCCTGCAGCCCGGCAACGTCCACACCGTCAAAGGCCTTCAGGCCGTCCTGTGCGGTCTTGAGCTGTGCCTGTGCACTGTTCAGCTGGGTCTGCAAGGCGGCGGCTGCGCTTTTCTCCCGGGTGATGTCGCTGCCGTTCTCCTGCATGAGCCAGTTCAGCTGCTCCTCGGTAATGCCGGGGATCTTGTTCTTTACGTCTTCGCGTTTCATGGTGGAAACTCCTTTCTGTGGGTAAAACCTCGGTTTGGTGACGCAGTTCTCCGTCTGCGTCCGGTTGTGGGCAGGGTACGCACTGCCCGCTGCGATGGTGCCATTTGCCGGAATCGAACCGGCGGCCTGCTGCTTACAAGGCAGCTGCTCTGACCAATATGAGCTAAAACGGCATGAAAAAAGCGCCCCTGCCCGGCTGGGCAAAGACGCTTGCGATATTTACTTCTTGGGTTGCGAGGGCGGCTTGCATTTAAGCTCATCCAGAACACACAGAACGAAGATGACGAGAATCAGTGCGAGACTGATAAGAAAAGGTGACAAAACCCAGAGCCACGGCCAGTCTATTACGCCAATGAGCTTCAGGACGATAAATGCAACGGTCAGAATGTCTGCCACCCCCAGACTGGAAATGTTTTTCATGTAGTGTCACCTCCTGAAAATGGGCAAACAAAAACCACGGTGCGTGTGCATCGTGGTTTAGTCAATTGTTATTGTAAAGGTCATCGTAAACATTCTGGGCATCTTCACCGAAGGAATTATAATCCCAGTTTTCATCAAAGCCTTTGTACATGATCAAATCGTAAAGCGGCTCAAGCAGCTTGTTGACATCGTCAACATTCAACGAAACTTCTGGCAATTCTCTTTCAAAGAATTTTCGGGAGTAGTCACTCATTTTTACCAATTCGATCACCTCGTTTCTTAGGCTCGCACTGAATCAGCTCACCTTTTTCATTTACAGAGACTTGTGCATTTTTTCCGAAGAATACCGTACTGTTCCGACCCAAGATATCTTTTTTCGTTCTGGGCGGCATGACAGGATGCATCAATGTGTCTTTGATATCATCAAAATCCGCACCACTTCGGCGAACGATTTTTAAGTCCTTTTTTAATTTCTTTGGATCAACCAGTGTGCCGAACATACGCTCCATAAAATGAGCGGTATGCCCAGTGATGACGGTACCATCTGCAACAGTCTTGCCCACAAGTTCCGTCTGAATGCGCTCGTGTGTGCTCTTATACAAGTCAAAGCCTGCCAGTGGTGAAAGCCAGCCGGTTTCAACGCTGTGATTGTAATGCATCAGCAGCTGATATTCCTCAGTATTATTATACTTTGCATCATAGTATTTTGCAACAGTATTCAGGCTGGTGCTTTGTGCATTGATGGTCTTGAGCCACTCGGTGTGATGCGCCTGAGACTTCGCGCTTGCCCTGCTGGCTTCGCTCCTGCCGAACTTCGGCACGCTGACACGGGCGCTGTCCACACGGCTGCCGGTGTCCTTTGCAAACTGTGCAAGACTCTGGCGGGCAGCTTTCAGGCGCACAGCGCTGTCGGTGGTGTCCAGCCCGGCGGCATCCTCGGCAAGGTAGCGCTTTTTACAGCGGCGGACGTTCCGCTCCCGGGCACGTTGCATCTGGCTGATCTCGTACCGGGTGTACAGTTTGCCGTTGTATTCGATATCCCGGGCGTTGAGCTGCCGCAGGCTTTCCCCGGTCCATGTGGGCGGGTCGCCAAGGTCTGGATAGCATGGCCAGAAGCTGTGACGGCAGTTCCAGCCGCATAGCCCTGCGCCGGTGCCGTAGCCGGTGGTTTCTTCAAAGTCCGGGTAGTGCCGGCCGTTGTAGTCCACGGGTCCGCCCCGGTGAAAGCGGCGTCCCTGCCATTCTGCGTGGCTGGGGCGGGGA